TGATTGTGGAGCACCCCTTAATTTGAAGAAAAGTGTAACCATAGAAGTAACTTCAGTTCCTGCGCGTGGCGATACATTGGAGTAAATTGCTATGCCTTTGAAAAGATTAGAGTTCAAACCGGGGATAAATCGGGAAAGAACACGATATGCCAACGAGAATGGTTGGTATGAGTGCAATAAAATACGTTTTAGGCAGCTATTACCTGAAAAAATAGGCGGTTGGAGTCGTATATCCGGCAATACATTTCAGGGGATATGCAGGTCTTTGTGGGCTTGGTCAACCTTGGTTGGCAGTAAATTAACTGGTATCGGCACTCATTTAAAATTCTATCTGGAATTGGGTGGGGTATATTATGATATAACACCGATTCGTGCGACTACCACAAATGCAACTACTTTTTCTGCCACAAATGGTTCTGCAACTATAACTGCCACGGATAGTAGCCACGGAGCTTCCGTAGGAGATTTCGTTACTTTTAGTAGTGCGGTATCTTTAGGGGGAACTATAACCGCTACAATCCTCAATGCTGAACATCAGATCGTATCAGTTCCCAGTGCAAATACGTATACGTTTACGGCTTCTATCGCGGCCAATTCTTCTGATTCCGGTAACGGAGGTTCTGCTACTGATGCTGCTTATCAGCTAAGTGTCGGCCCGGAAACTGTAGTACCTTTGACTGGATGGAGTGCCGGTAACTGGGGTGAAAGTACATGGGGTAATGGTGGTACCAGCTCGGTTACTCTTCGTTTATGGAGCCAATCCAATTTTGGAGAAGATCTTGTATTTGGACCCAGAGGAGGTGCTCCGTACTACTGGGATGCTACCAACGGTGTTACAACTCGTGGAGTACTTCTTTCCAGTCTAGGTAGTGCTTCTGATGTTCCCACCAAACAAAATTTTATACTTGTATCTGATATTAATCGGTTTGTGCTTTGTTTTGGAGCAAACATCATAGGAACCAGCACTCAAGATCCTATGTTAATAAGATGGTCTGATCAGGAAAGTGCTGTTGATTGGACTCCTTCGTCCACCAATCAGGCGGGTAGTTTACGGTTATCGAGAGGCTCAGAAATAATAACCGGGAAACAATTCAGGCAGGCAATTACTGTATGGACTGATTCTTCTTTATATAATTTACAATACTTAGGGGGTCAAGCTGTGTGGGGAGCACAACTTGTAGGTGAAAATATTTCCATAGCTTCTCCTAGAGCAGTAACTTATGCAAACGGTGTGTTCTATTGGATGGGTACAGATAAATTTTATATGTATGATGGTAGGACACAGCCCCTTACCTGCGATTTACTCAGGCATGTATTTAACGATTTTAATACTATACAAGCTGGTCAGGTTTTTGCTGGTACCAATGAAGAATACCATGAAATCTGGTGGTTTTATTGTTCTGATGGTTCCACCACCGTAGATAGTTATGTCATATATAATTACCAAGATAAAATATGGTATTATGGAACTCTAGCCAGAACAGCGTGGTTGGATTCCGGTTTACGTAATTTCCCTGTTGCCGCTACGTACACCTATAATCTCGTAAATCACGAAGAAGGTATAGATGATAATGAAACTGCTACTACCGCAGCCATAAATGCGTACATAACTTCTTCTGAATTTGACTTGGATGACGGGCATAAGTTTAATTTTGTATGGCGTGTAATGCCTGATATGACATTTGAAGGTTCTACGGCTGATTCACCAAGTGCTGTTATGACGTTGTACCCACTGCAAAACTCTGGTTCCGGTTATAACGATCCCGATTCGGTAGGTGGTGATAGTTCCGGCACAATAACCAGAAGTGCAACATTACCGGTAGAAGCATACACAGGACAATTAAATACTAGAGTTAGAGGTAGACAATTAGCTGTAAAAATTGAATCCACAGCTTCCGGGGTGCAATGGCAATTAGGTACTCCTCGGATAGATATGCGGCCTGATGGGAGAAGATAATGGCCTATACTCACGATATAAATTTTGTTGCTCCCGCGCTTCCATATTCTCCTCAGTTATACGATCCCACTTATTTTGATAAATTTAATGATATGTTGAGAGTATATTTTAACCAGATTGATGAAGCCTTGAGAGATGGAAATCTCCAAAAAAATTCTGAATCTATGGCGTGGTTTTTGGGTTAATGGCTAATAATTATAAAAATGCAAAAGTAGATTTAACATCCACAGATATAACTGTGTTGTACACGGCACCATCATCTACAACTACTATCGTTAAATCTATTCTAGTATCTGAAGATTCCGGTAATGCGGATACTATAACACTTACCTTAACTGATTCAGCAAGCGCTGTATTCAGCCTATTTAAAGTCAAAGCTGTAAGTGCAAATGCTACCGTAGAATTATTAACTGGCCCTCTTGTAGTAGAAGAATCCGAAATACTTAAAATTACCGCTGCAACTGCAAACCGGCTTCATGTTACAGCAAGTCTATTAGAGATAAGTTAGAACTATGGAACTTGTAGACAGCAGTAAAGAAACACTCAATGAACAGGGTATTATCTTAGGGGCTGTACAGCAACTTCGAGAATATAATGAACATCCTATGGCTACGAGATTAGCTATGGTAGCAGCAGAAGGTACTATGAAGTCTGCTGAAACAAAGCAATTTGGTAACACTATGTTTTTAGCGCATAGAGGTACTGGGGATAATAGTAACAAGATGGCTGGTCATGTATTCAATATGGATGTGGATAATAATTTTGTAAACAATATACGACAGTATATATCGTATTTACAGACTCAAGGTATTACGCATTATACAGCCTTGTTTGAAGAAGAATATTTAACTGCTTTCCAATCTATACAAAATTTGATTAAGAATATTGATACCAAAATGGGTATAGGGCAAGACGAAGACGGTGATTACATGGCTTTCATAAAACCGGGTACGCAACCTTTACCGGAGGGCTTGTAAGTTGGGTTGGGGTTCATTTTTTAGCGCACCTTTTAAGGCTGTCAAGAAAGTTGTTTCATGGGTCGGTGATGCTGTAGCAGATGTAGTTGAATTTGTTGTAGAAGATATACTTGAACCTGTAGTCGAAGTTGTGGGCGGCATTGTACAGGGGATGATAGACGACCCACTTACTACCCTCGCTACTGCTGCCGCACTGGTCACTGGGCAAGCATGGGCGATTCCTCTTATTCAGGGCGCAAGCACAGCTATACAAGGTGGTAGCATAAAAGATGTTGTTATTGCTATGGGCGCTTCCTATGCGGGCGCAAGGATTGGGGCTGCAGCTGGTAAATATGCGGGTGAGGCATTAGGTGAAGTAGCAGGAGAGGCGGGCGCAAGTATAGCGACCCAGCAAGTAGTAGCAAACATATCACAGCAAGCAGTACAACAGGCTACAGCAGGTGCTATCAGAGCTGTAGCAATGGGCGGCGATTTAGAAGATATAGGAAAAGCCGCTTTTTCAGGCGCATTAATGGGTGGTGTTACTGCTGGTGCATCAGAATTTGGTTCTTATATTGGAGAGAGTGTACTCCCTTCTGATGCTGTTACAGGTGTAGATGCAGAATCAGCTATGGGTTTCAATGTAGACCTAGATACATACAATACGTTTACAGAGACATCCAATGCTATAGGAAGTGAATTAACCGCGTTAGCCAGTGGGTGGGATAAATTACCGGATACAGTACAGGCTGTAATAAAAGACGGTGCTGCCGCTAGCATATCTTCTCTCATACAATATGGTGAAATAGACGAGCAACAAGTAGCTGGTGCTGTAGCTCGTGCAGTTATGACAGCAAACATTACGGCTGAGACACTCGATAAAATTCCGGGTGTAAGTAATGAAGCGGGAGCAGTAATTAGTAAGATTGCGGGAGATGTAGTAGCTTCCGCATATACAGATGCAGATCCGTATACAGTGTATCAAACAAGTCTAGGTGCATATGGATTAGGTGAACTGCATAAAGAAGTAGATAAACTACAATTATATATAAAATTAGACGATCTTACACGAGGGAATATTGGTCGGGCTATAGACGCTATTAGTGGTGCCGGTGCAGTCTTTAATGAGAAACTTGATGCCGTAAATTTGCAAACCAAATTAGCAGAAGACGCCCGTACAGCGTATAACAACAAAGTAGAAGAAGCGAAAGCAGCAATTGCAAAATATAAAAATGATGTAAATCATTATAACGATACTTTGAGGCATGGGGATAAGGGAACAGCGGATAAATTTAAAGCAGATAATATAGATTCTTTCACAACCGAAACATATCCAAAGTTACAAGAAGATATAGCTAATTTAAAAATAGGGTATGAGAGCGCTAACAGCGGAGTACAAACAGCTTCTGACGAATACATAATTGCTAGAGATGATCTTGTTAGCCAGCAGAAGTACCTGGAAAAAGAAGTTGTAGCCCCCGTACAAGAAGAATTTACTAAACAAGTAGTCACGGCTATTAAACCTGACTTCGATCCCGATTTTGTAGAGGTAACGTATCTTGGCCGTCCTTCTGAAAGACCTATGGGTTTTGATGAACGAGATGTTGCAGAAGGAGAGGAAGCGTATAGATACGCAGAGGCTGTTGAAGAAGGGTTTGAAGTCCCTGAAGGGTATGACAGAAACCCATATAATTTCTGGTTGGACACAGGGAGACGATTAGCCACCTCTCAAGAAGAGTATGACAAGAAAGTTGATCAGTTTATTATTCAGTCTACAGCACCAGATTTACTTGAACATATGTCCGATTACACTGGTCAGTACTCTGATCTTAGTGATTATGATGCTTTAAGAGAGCATGTTAAGGAAAAAATAGGTCCAGATCTAGTTAGATTACAAACTGATTGGGATGGTGTAGACGGAGAACAACTTGTAAAGGCGTATGCTCAAGAATGGCTTGATGCTCAAGCTCCTGTCATGTTACCTGCTTTAGACTTATACGATCCTGCTACAAGCATAGAGCCAGCAGAACTACCACCCAGACGTCGTTTAATCCCATTGGGTCCAAATACGACGCCTGCAGATGTTATTGAGGGTAGAGCAAAGTTTGTATTAAAACCCAATAAAGAAACAGGTGCGTTAGAAGGCAAATGGACTACGGAGGGAGAGGAGATATTCTTACCAGCAGTTAATGGCAAAGTAATAGTAGATACAAAAAAACTTAGCGAACCGTATCGAATACAAGAGCTTGCTGAAGATATAAGAGACGCATTTGGTATATCTGAGGCTGCGGCTGCAGATAAACTAGATGAGATTGAAATTGTCAAGCCCAACTGGACATATGAAAGTAAAGAAGGGTGGAAGCGAATGCGGCAATCTATGCCTCGCTCCGCTTATGCAATAAAGTTTTATAAAGATATCGAACCCGCTGACAGGGAGTACTTACAGAAAGAGGGGTTTGTATATGATGAAAATACAAATATATGGGAAAGACCCCCAAGAAAAAGAGAACTGTTAGAAGAAGGTTACTTTTTTAATCCCAATAATAATTCATATGAAAAATGGGTTGGTGAGGTAGGACAGAAAACCTTGGAATCAATTCCTGCTGATTCTTTAGCTAAAGGTCGAGTACAGCTTCTAAATCCTGAAACCAAGGAACCTATAGAAGGGTATACAAACGGCGTACAAAATCCAGATGGATCTGTAACATTCGAGGGTAGAGAAGACGAAGAAGTTACCGATATCTATCGAGAGCGTATACCCTCCCGTATCTCTCACGTCCCAATACCCGAGCCAATAACTATAGATGAGATGTTTAGTCGTGCACCTATAATGACTATGGATACTCTTCAGAACCTAGAAATAGATGAAGCAGCGTATGAGCAATTAGGTTTCTGGTCAAAATTTATTTTAGATAGGGCTATAGATATAAAAGATACTACCGATTGGTTGGTAGAAAATGAAACAGAACTTAGAGAAGAATTTGGATTAGAAGTTGACGAAGGGGAATTAATTTCAGATCGGTGGAGGAAAAACATAAGTACGGTTATAGGTGCTTATTCTGAACAGGCAGAACAGTTGTCTGGATGGGTATCTCTCTTAGGAGAAGATGCGCGGAAGGGGGAATTTAATAAAGTAGCCAAAGCCGTTTCTCTCGCTATGGTGGCTATAAATCCTCCCGAATACAATGCAATAGTAGCCGAACTTGATGGTATTATAGGTGCTAAAGAAGGTTGGATGGATAAGGCTCAAGCTCTGGGAAGCGCCTTTCTTGACGAGAGATACACCGAGGCAATTGCCAGAGAACACTTAGCCAAAGAATTTTTACAGGAGGGACCAATAATTATAGCTTCTGGTGGTACAGGTCTTCTTGTTAAATCAGGTGTTAAATACGGTACAAAAGCACTGGCAAAATCTGGTGTCGCAGAATTTACTAAGGAAGTTGCGGAACAAGCCGCTAAAAAATGGGGTCTTTATTCTGCGATTGGTACGAGTGGCGTTCTAAATTTTCTTGAAACAGCTTTTTCCAATGGAGGGGAGACATTTGAAGAAGTATATGATGCAGAATACGAAAGAATGATTGAACGCGAAGGAGCTACTCACGAGGAAGCTCACGAGTCAGCAACTCGTATTGGGAGACGAGCTGCGACTACTAGTGCTCTTCTTACCGGTAGTGTGGAGGCTGTACTAGGTAATTTGCCGTTTGTATCTTCTAGGAAATTTGCAGAAGCTATAGCGGTAGGTAGTAAAAGACTCGGTAGTGCACTCGATGTGGTCAAAAGTATGGCTTTAGAAGGAATTGGAGAAGCTACAGAAGAAACATTAGGTCTTCTTTATAAAGTTGGAGTTTTGAAGGAAATAAATCCAGCTATAGTCGAGGAAGGGGGTAGGTATAGTGATTTAGGGGGAAATCTTGCAGCAAACCAGATAATAGCTTTTTTTGTTGGTGCTCATACTTCAGGGGCTACAACTGTTGCTCACAAAATATATGAATTAGGAACCGAAGAAGGCGATCCTTTCTTCGGTGCTGGTATGGATTTCCCAACAGAGGACCAAGCATTTGATCAGCAATTCGCGGGTGCTGGTATGGATTTCCCAACTGCAACGGGAGATCCAATAGCAAATATTTTTGCGGATGTTAATCCAACAATAAATGAGGCTTTACGTAATGCTCAATCTTCCGACCCTGTTATACAGGAAGAAGGCATAAATACTATAAAGAATGCTTTTGGTTGGGATACGTTACCACCAATAGATATGACACAGGATGAAGAGGGTGTTTGGACGGAAGCACCTACTGTACATACCACTGCCCTAGCTCTGCTTAATACTGCGGCTCCTGATCAATTTAATACATCTGGTGAAGTTGAAAGAGCATTTGAGCTTAATGAAACTCCATATGTACATACTCCAAAAGATATTTACACGTTTACTGGTGAATCTCCTGCTTCTGATTTACAGCCAGCCGTAGATACTCTTATAGACGAAGGTTACACAGACGAAGGGGAAGTAAAAACTGGATTTGCTGAACTTGGTTACACGCCAACTGAAGAAGAAGTATCAGAGCGTGTAGGACAAACAGTAGAAACAGAGACAATAGGAGAAATTGCTCCTTATGTAGATCCTCGTCAGACAACGGCTGATGAGATTTCTGAACTTTACGCCCAATTGGGTTACAGACCTTCATCTGAAGATATAACCCAATTTGTAGGTCAAGGCGGGCCGGAATTTGAGGCAGAAACAGAGCCGCAAATTGCTCCTTAT